AAAAGAAATACAGATGGCTGAATTTATCATCGCCGCAGTTCAAAGCGAGATATCCCCAAAGGCATTTGTACAAGAACTACTAAATTATGAAATAGGTAAAATGAGTGACGATGATTAAAGAATTTATATTAATTTATCTTACCATCACACAGAGTGGTGGTATAGGTATGGACGTATTTGAAGAAACATTCCCTTCTCTAGAAGTGTGCAATAGTTTTGTAGAAATTGAGTTTCTAAATAATGATAACTGGTCTCACCTAAAATCCACACATAACTTTTATAACTCCAAATATCAAATTGATATCTCTGATACTGTTGATGGTAACATGAGAATGTATTATAGTTGTGTTGTTAAGAATGTTGAGTAATGCTCGTTAGTGATTCACATAAGTTCATAGTATTTCACATTCCAAAAACTGCCGGCTCATCAATGACATATGAGTTGGCAAAGTATCTGAATCCTTTCATAGAACCACCACAACCAAATAAGACCTTTGGTGGATGGCAACCAATACACCACATAGATAGAATTCAACACAGACCAGTACAAGAGTGTAGGCAGACGGAATATTGGGAGAAAACATACTTTAAGGCATCCTTTGTTCGTAATCCATATGACCTTGTAGTATCTGCATGGCCTAAGAATGTAGACTTTACACAATGGGTTATCAAAGAAGTTGCCACCAGAAAGAGTTTAGTATCACGATGGGGTAGTCAGTATGATTACCTATCAAATCACAGAAACGAACTGATGGTAGACTGGATAGGTAAGTATGAGCAGATGGAAAAAGATTGGGAGAAGTTTTGCTATCTCACGAAGATAGAACACAACCCACTAAAGAGATTCAATGGTTCGTGGAAGAAACCATATCACGAATACTACAACGAAAGAACATACCAGATAGTGACAAAACTATTTCAAAAAGATTTACAATATTTTAGATATACCCTTGACAATAACCCCGATACATAGTATACTAAATAATAGTGGTAGAAGTTTTACCACATACGATTAATACGATAATACGAGGAAACGATAATATGTCATTTGCAGACTTAAAAGCTAAATCTGGTAGTTTTGATAAACTACAGGAACAACTCAAGAAAATTGAGAACCCCACTTCCGGAAACTCTTTTGAAGATAACCGTTTTTGGAAACCCGACCTTGATAAAACAGGAAACGGTTATGCCGTGTTGCGTTTTTTGCCGCAGCCAGCAGGAGAAGATTTGCCATGGGTCCGACTTTGGAACCATGCATTCAATGGACCCGGCGGTTGGTACATTGAAAACTCTTTGACCACTATTGGTAAGAATGATCCAGTATCAGAATATAATACTGAGTTATGGAATAGTGGCACTGAGGCAGATAAAGAGATCGCCCGCAAACAGAAGCGTATTCTGAAATACTACGCCAATGTCCTTGTTGTTAGTGACCCAAAGCATCCTGAAAATGATGGTACCGTGAGGTTGTATCGTTTTGGTAAGAAAATCTTTGATAAGATTACCGAAGCAATGAACCCTGCGTTTGATGATGAAACCCCCTTGAACCCATTTGATATGTGGAAAGGTGCTAACTTCAAACTGAAGATCAGAAAGGTTGATGGATATTGGAACTATGATAAGTCAGAATTTGATTCACCGTCTGCTCTGTTTGATGGGGATGATGCTCGCCTTGAAACTCTATATAATGAAAAATTGCATAGTTTGGCAGAGTTTATTCAACCCGATCAGTTCAAGAATTATGATGAACTCAAAGATAAACTTAACAAAGTTCTTACTGGCACCTCAGTAAAGGGAACTGTTGAAACATATTCCCGTCCATCAAAAAGTGAACAGATCGAAATGGCAGATAAAGCTTTCGGTTCAGATCCAACACCTGCAAAGATGCCCGAAGTTTCAGCTTCAGCTGATGACGAAACTTTAGACTACTTTGCTAAGTTGGCTGATGAAACTTAATTGAAGGTAAATTAATTTGGGGGCCTTCTGGGCCCCCTTTTTTATGGTTGGGTGGGTGAGTGGTTAAAACCGGCAGACTGTAAATCTGTTCCCTTAGGGTACGCTAGTTCGAATCTAGCCCCAACCACCATTTACTTTAAACCTAAAGTTCTTTCTGTCCAAACACTAAACTCCCAACCTCTTTTATCACAATAATCTTTGGCTGCGTGCCACTTGGCATTGTTCTTGCCCCACTCCTTAACCTCATATAGATAACCTTTAGTCTTGCGTTTGCCCTGTTTTGGTGGTTTGGTCTGTTTCTCAGGTTTAACTTCAATAACTATAATTTGGGTATCTGGCCCACGTTTAACCTTTACTAGAAAATCTGGATAGTATCTATGCACCTTACCGTCCAATGGTGACTGATAAGGTATTGCTATTTCCTCACTTGCCCATTCCAACACATTCACGTTATTGTCAAAATAACGCATACAGTGCCGTTCCCACATGGAACGATAGATGATATTCCGTGGGTTTCCTTTGTACTTACTTGGGTCGTTGGGTATAAATCTACCTTTGTAAGGTTTGCGTTTTGGGTTGTTGTATTTCTTTTTATCCATATAAATAGTCCAGTAAGTATTTAGACACAGAGGAATAAACTTATGAGTATGTTAGTACCGGGCGGCATGGGTCTGATGTCATTGACTGGAAAAAGGCCCCCCTCCAAAAAAACCAATCAGGTTACAACACCAACAGCATCTACTAACTCAACTTGGAGTAATCCAAATTCAAACAATATAAATGCTAATCCTGTTGCAAGTTTAGCATCACCTGGTACAGAATATCAAGCATTAGAATCTCCATTTAGTCCTGATGCTTATGTTGCTACTGCCGGCACAGAATTTTTTGAAGGTGGTGAATTTGATACCTCGGCTGCACCTGTCGTATTTCCTGCTGATCTTAACCAAACCCAATCTACATGGATGGAGATATGGAGCTATAAACGCACAGCCGGAGCAGTTGGTTCAAAAAATGCAGATACCAATTTTACCGCAGAACCTGCAGCACCAGGAGTATCACACATATGCCTACCCATATTTACAGGTGCAGGAACATCATACGGTGCATCTTGGAGCGAAGGCGAAGTGACCATGGCCAATCAGTTTTTTGCCCAAAATGCTCTCGGTGAAGGATATTCAGCTGCTCAAACTGCCTACAGTGAGAGTCAAGTTGCAGGTGGAGACCAAACAGAATCTTTAGCTAGCGCAGGCTCCGCGGCGGTGGCGGCAACAATCGATGGTTTGATGAAGGGCGTAACAGGTAGAGCGGCCGGAGGTGCTGTTCTAAAAACTGTAGGAGATTTGATAGGACCAGCAACTCAACAAGCCGTTGGTAAAGCTGCATTTAATGATGTAATTGTTCACTATTCTGGACCGCAATTTAGAACATTTGAAATGAATTTTTCATTAAAACCATTGTCACAACAAGATCAAGTATCGATCTTTAACATTGTTAGATTTTTAAAACTCGGTCAAGCACCTACACTGCTTGATTCTGGCGGTATAGGCAGAGTATATGAGTTACCACTATTCTTCAAGATCAAGTATATGGGCAGAAGTGGAGAACTTACTCATATGAATAAAATAGGATTTTGTGCCCTTCAAGGTTTAAATGTCAAGTATGGTGGTGATAGATTCCAAACATTTGCTGAAGATGATGCGCCTGTGCAAACCGATATCAGTATGTCCTTCAGAGAAGTGCAACTTATCAACAAAGATCAATTGAAGAAAGGATACTAATATGTCATATTATTTCAATAGTGTTTATCCCACAATAGATTATGATCCATCTGGCAATGGCATAACAACAAAAATACAAGATATTTTTATTCGTGTTATTGCTAGAAAGGAAGTAATGGAAAGAAATGTACTCTTTTCAAAATACACAGTGAAGGACGCGGAAAGTCCTGAAATGTTGGCAAGAAAAGTATATGGTAGTGTCAAATACTATTGGGTCATTCTATTGACCAATAAAATATTTGATCGATACTATGAATGGCCTATGACGGAAAGAAACCTAAAGAAATATATCTCTGATAAGTATGAAAATCCAGCTGCAATTCATCACTACGAGATATCCCAATTTTCCGGCGATACTAACACAA